TATACATAACATTACTTATATAATTAACTATAAAACATTTTCTAGAGATAAATGCACAGGAGGATGTCCAAAATGTTCTAAAATATTATATAAATCAGAAGATTTTTGTTTTGATATAATATCATCATGTGTTAGATCTGAAAATATTCAGAGAAATTTCTATATTTATTTTAATAACAACAAGTTTATAAAAGTAGACTTTTTTATTAAAAAACTTAATTGTATAATTGAATTTGATGGAATTCAACATTATGAATTTGTTCCATTTCTTCAAAAAACTTATAGTAAATTTATAAATCAAGTCAATCGAGATAGATGTTTAGAACAATATTGCAAAGAAAATAATATATGTCTTCTTCGAATTCCCTATAAAGATAATAATAAAATCCCTGAAATCATAAAGATATTTTTCGAAGAAGGAAAAGATATAACAACAAAAGTAGAGCCTAAATTATTACCAGTATTATATCATGGATAAAACATTATTAATAGATCTTAAGAAGAAGTTATTTATACGAGCAGCATTAGTCAATTTAACTTCTCTTGACGAAATTTTAGATTTAAATGACTACCTTAGTGCAGATGAAATACTACTGGAAATAATTAAGGAGTCATTAAGAGAATTTGAAAATACTCTACCATTAGTTCTGGAGATGAAAATGAACCGTTCTCAGATGTGTAGTTGTGAGAACATGGGACTTGAAGGATATTGTGAGATTAAGAGTAATTTTACATTATTTCTTGATTGTAAAATATCGGAAGATCAGATTATATTAGTTCCAAATTCTATTCCTATGTACAGAATAGGTTCTATATCTTATCCAGCTCCAGGAAACTATACTTATTTTACGGATTATAGACGTCCATATGTTTTTATGATGGATATGCCTAGCTATGATCAATTTTATGTTAGGGGAATATGTAGTCGACCAATAATTCCTGACTTTCTTCCTGATAAAACGTTTAATCCAGGATCATCTAAAGCAGCTATTTATTGGCTGAATATAGAAGAAGGATCAAGGGGTACATTTTTCATGGACCTTACATTATGTCATTTATTGAATTACATCAGAAATCTCAAAGCTTCTTTATTGCTCCCTGGTGTTTCTATTGACGTTTTATCTAATATCGACCCTGCATATCAAGAGCTTAGATCTAGGTGTGATAATTATATACTCCAATCTGGATGGTATGGAGATTTACTTGTTTAATATATAAAATTATGATAATAAAAAGAAAGTTGTATTCTCTTACA